TGCACGAAAATAACCGAACTTGGGCTTGTGGGTGCCGCCGAGCAGGAGTTGAAGGAGAAGACTGAAAAGTACGCTGCCAAATCCAAGATAGACCCGAGTACCTATGGCTGCACGATGATGTCAAATGACGCATACCGTGAGGATGGCGTTCATAATTTCTATGGCATCGGTCAAAAGGTCAACCTTATCAACAAGGCTTATTTCGAGAACGGAAGACAGTCAAGGGTTATCGGATTTGAATTCAATCTTGATTTAGCTTATGATTCCTCTATATATACTGTCGGGGAAACCGCCGCCTATTCCCGTATCGGGGAGCTGGAGGAAAAGGTTGAGAGCCTTACCCTAAAGGGACAGACCTATACGGGCGATGGTGGCAGCGGTGTGTATGTGATCGGAAGCCACGACTCCACCCCTGCGACAGACCATAACGTGTATTCCGCATTGCGCTCGCTGATCATGTTCATGCGCAAGGACACGGAGGAACGCACCGGTTTCCTATTATCCCTGTTGGGCGGAACCGTCATCAAGAAATACGCCAAGTTCGGTGATTTCGTTACCGGCGTTTCTGGAGGTTACATCGGTGAGGACGCCCGTGCCGAGCTGGAGGCTCTGGTCCTGCGCAGCTCTCTGAGTGTACCAGAACTTCGTTTCAACCGTCAGACCTATTTTGAAGGATATAATACTATAAGTCCCGGCGGAGGGCTGAAGATAAAAAGCTTTGTCGCCAATAGTGACGGCAGCTATACTGTCACCCCTGATCTGGAGGATGGTGTACCGCTGGGACAGAAGCCGGACGATATCCTCCTAGGCTTCTGGCATGACAAAAGCGTCACTACCGGTGACTTTATTGGTTTCCGGAAAATACAGTACCGTATCACTTCCGCAGATTACGACGAGAAGACATTCGTAATGGTTCCGCGTCCCGGATATGAGTTCGTTCCCCATAACGAGATGCGTCTCGGACAGACGGGGAACTTCACCGACAAGGAGCGTCAGACTTATATCATCATAGACGTGCGTGACGGTAACTGCTGTATCACCCTTGTTGACAATGCCAACACCTGGGACCCGGAGCCGGCACAGATGAAGAGCTGGTTCGGCAAGAAGAAGGGTATGACCATCAACGGGATCAACTGCGACAGGTTCTCGGCAGTATTGCAGGATATCATCATGACGGGATTGATTTTTCAAATTGATGAAATTACCGGTAGCACAGTCCGCGTTCCTATCGACTTCCCTAGCTGGGAGCCGGGCAGGAAGTACGCATATTATTCCCGTGTGCCCCATAACGGTTCCACATGGTTGTGCGTCAATGACAAGGGCACTACTTCCGAGCCATCCGAAAACAATCCGGACTGGCTTGTATCAGCCGCCAAAGGTGACAAGGGTGATCCGGGCCTGTCTGTAATAGGTGGCGGTCATTGGGAATCCGCCAATACCCCATACGAGGTCAATACCATGGTCACTTTGGCGGGCTGTGTTTTTATCTCCAAGGTGAAAACATCCAATCCTCCCATCAGGATCGCAAGGTTCAAGAATGGCAGTTATCGTCGCAAAAAGGATAGCGGTTATATCCTTGCCGGGAAGTCAGCCGACTGGACCGTGCATGAAGATTGGGAGATACTGCTGGACGGTCGTGAACTTAAAGGTGAGAGCATCACCTTTCTAGGTGAGTTCGCATCCCATCCGTCTAATCCAAAGGAGGGTGACAGCTACCGAAATACGGCTGACCATTGTACTTACATATACCGGAATGGTTTGTGGATGGTCATGGTCAAAGACGGAACTGACGGTAAGGACGGCAAAGGTTACGAGTGGATCTACACCCGTACCAACATCATCGGCCTTACCCCTGACAAGCCGGAATCGAAGCAGCAGGATGATTATATACCGGAAGGCTGGACAGATGATTTTCTTGGCGTGGATCAGGACCACCAAGTGGAATGGGCGTGCAAACGTGTGAAGCGTGACGGAGTATGGAGTGAATGGAGCACTCCGGCAGTGGTGCACCGATGGAGTAAGGACGGGGAGTCGAATGTCATGGCCGACCTTGACAATGAGATGGTGAGCGTCGCTCTTACCAGTACCGGCGTTACTACTTCCGCACAGTCATGGACTACCCATATGTCCATGTGGTACGGTACCGAGAAACTCACCCTTGAATCTTTGACAGTCAGCACGCCTGCCGGTTTCACGGCAAGCACAAGCAAGGCCACCGGAGCGGTGGCGATATCCGTCGCTGCCGGAAAGTCGGTTCCGGAACAGAATACGGTCACCATCACACTGGCTGCAATGAAGAACGGGCAGCTCTATACCCGTGAACTGACTTTCAAGATAACCGGTGTCCGTGGCGGGGCGGACGGTTCCGATGCGGTAATTTATAGCCTTGTCACTTCGGCCACGATGGTCAGCAAGAACAAGAACGGCAGTTACAGTGTAGCTTCGGTATCCTGTCGGCGTATGAAGACAGTCGGTGCAGTCACTACGGCCACAACGGACGGGGAGTTAAAGTACAGTCGTGACGGTGCGGCCGAGGTTCCCATCGGTGATGGTGTCGGGGTGGCTTCCGGTAATTTTACCAGTAGCTTGAAGTTCGTGTTCTACGTGAACGGTCAGGCGGTTGATGTCGAAACTGTCCCGATGGTTGTGGACGGCAGTGACGGAAAGGATGGTGAGAGCATCACAGCAGCCGGTCATTGGGAATCCGCCAATACTCCGTATGCCAAGAACAGTACAGTATCGTTTGCCGGAGGATCTTACTTAAGCAAGGTTGAAACCTCCAACCCTCCGATTAAAATCGCCAAGTTCAGAAACGGCAGACTCCGCAGGAAAAGAGACGGCGGATACATCCTCGCCGGCAGATCTGCGAACCGGACGGTACATGCGGACTGGCAGGAGATGGTTGCCCCCGTCGGACCGTCGGCATCCTACTGGCTGGACAGTCCTGTCAGCGTGATCAACTTCACTTCAACAGGCACGCCATCCCCGTCTGGATTCCTTGTCACTTGCAAACAGAATGTGGCAGGCAATGTAAGCACGTGCAGCACGCTTTATCTGGCAGCCCGCAAATACAACGGAAGCTGGCTGGCTCACGTAGGTGCTACCCTAAGCAATCAGATATCCGTTCCAGCGACAGCCGGATACACCCAGTTTGCCGTCCGGGCTTATAAATCCGCGTCGGACGCAAACGCATGGAATAATAATTTTGTCGCTGAAAAAGGGGTGGGTGTTGCAAATGATGGTTCCATAGGAGCGACAGGAGCAACAGGGGCGTTTCCCCGTGACAGAGGCGTATGGGCTTCCGGACAGACTTACGTCTGGAATGCGGATTACCGGGATAAGGTCATATATCTGATAGGGGGAGTTTATTATAATTTCCTTGTAAAAAATTACGGCGCTTCCGTTACCGCTGCACCCACATCTGTCAACGGTGATTCCAATTGGGAAGCTATGCAGAAGTTTGTGAATATCGCCACTGACACCCTGTTTGCCGATGGTGCGAATGTAGCCGGCTTCATGTTCAAAGACAAGGTTCTCAAATCTTTTAATGACAAAGGTGAAACTCTTCTTATCAACGGTGTAACCGGGTATTTTAAATGTAAGAATGCAGAGATTACAGGAACAATCACAGCGGATAAAGGACGTATCGGTCCGTTCTCCATCGCTTCGGGAATATTGTCCTCAAAGATCCTTTATGAAAATGAAACAAATAAATACGTCGGTTTCAATTTGTCTGCCGGACAAATTGAGTTTTATAACGAAAGGACATTTGCAAACGTAAGAATCGGGGGAAACACGCAGTTTGTCACCATTGAAGGGATTAAGTATGATGCTGGAATTGACATACAGAGTCCAAATGCCATGATCGGGATGCACATCAAGACTCCGAGCATTCCTCTATTCGTGGAGGGAGGTAACATTTTCCTTCATCCGAACAATGACAGCTATGTTTCTCTTCGTGGCATAGTTGGCAACTGGAGGAATATCTCTGTCAAAGCTTCATTGAACAACAACGATGATAATGTGATGTTTATTAATAGAGACAATATAGAAGTGACGCTTCCTCCGGATGTTCCGGGACATACTATATACTTCAAACGTATGAGCGGCGGAGTAAGATTGACAGGAGGACGGATCCTGCCTGCTCCCGGAGGACAGGAGGTGTCTTATATTGATTTGGATTTTGCATCCGGCTTCATTAAGTGTATGGGTAATTATTGGGTTATGTTTTATTGCGGATAATTTAAATATAAAGTATGAGAATAAATTTTGCACAATTCCCTATTTATGATGGGATTAAAAAAGAAAAGCTTATAGCCAGTAACATCACTGAGGCCTTCGGTGACTGGATATATAAGAACGTAGCGGGCTTGAAGGCGCATCTCCTTGCGGAGAAAATCTTCAAGTCGACTGTAGATGGTGTGGAACTTGACGAAGAGGAGGTGGATATCATAAGACGCTCCACCTCCATGCTGCCCGGTCTGCTGGCGGACTCACTGAATGATTATCTGGATAAAAAGAAGGAGTAGTATGAAAGAATTATGGCAATTAATCAAGATGCTGTTCTCAAGCAAGCCGGGTGATTTTGATACTCCTGAGCTGCTTCCCATGAAGCATTATCCTTTCAAGAGATACCGTTTCATGATGTGGTGCGGACGGATGATATACCGTGCCGAGAACAAGGAGAACATAGATAGGTATATGCAGACCTATGCGGGTAAGGAAAGCTTGACGCACGAAACCATACACTTGCGTCAGGCACAGGTTATCGGCTCATGGGTAAAATACTACTGGCGGTATTTTGTCGAGTGGGTTAAGGGAAACCCTATCTGCCATCCTGCGAGTTCGGCATATTATACCATCTCATACGAAATGGAGGCGTATGCCAACGAGGGCAATTTGGATTATCCCGTGAACTACGACGGAAGCAACCTTTCCCGGTACAAGATAAAAGGTGGCAGGAAGAAGCTGTACAAATCGATTGGCGGCACTTCAAAAGCGTGGAAAACTTATATAAGAACTTTATAAAATTTGGATATTATGAGTGATTTGAATTTAGAAAATATAGTTGGCTTTAAAGCTGTGGATAAAAACGGCAACGAACGACAGGTGACCGTCGATGAGATGACAGAATTAGTTTCCGCACGGATTGTTTCCGCTGCATCAGAAATATCAACATTTGCTGCCGCTGCGGCAGCCGGAACAGATGAGTTTGAGGACCAGTTGCCCCAGTCCGACACCTTCTCTTGGCTCCGTACTTTGGACGGTTCCAAGAACCCAACTTTGACATCTTCTTCGGCTGCCGCGAAAGTCCTGGGAGAACT